CCTTGGCTCCTGGGACGTTCTGGGCTTTGGCGAGAACGTCGTGCTGGACTGCGAGCTGCACATCCCAGGCGTGGACTTCCAGAAGACCTCTGGACTGCTGCGCCGCAACACCCCGTTGCCGGAGGAGTACACGCCGCAGTTCGTGATCCTGGACGTGTACGGTATGGACCACCTGCTGGGTAACAAGGCGGATAGTCCTGCCTTCGGCCACCGCCTGACTAGCATCGCTCGCAAGCTCAACGGCAAGAATCTGCTCGGCAGCTCTGAAATCTTCGTTGGGGAGGCCCTGGCCGACGCCTGCACTCTGGAGGGTGTGCGTAACGCTTATCAGGATGCCCGTGGTATGGGCTACGAAGGCGTGATCATCAAAGACCCTCGTGCCGAGGTGCGTAACGGCAAGGTCGCCGGGTTCTGGAAGCTCAAGCCTGGGTGCGGTATGCCCGGCTGGGAAGGCGACGGCGTGGTGATCGGATACGTCTGGGGGGATGCCGACAAGGCGAACGCCGGTAAGATCGTGGGCTTCCGTGTGCGCCTGGACGACGGCAGTGAGAGCAACGCCACCGGGCTGACCCAGACGCAGATGGATGAGTACACCCGAGAGGTTTGCGCATTCTTGAGTGCACAGCCTACCCACCTACTGACTGGGTACCTTCCAGGGAGTCCCTTCCTAGATCGCATTGCCCGCATCGAAGCCATGGAGCGCACCAACAGCGGTAGCCTCCGGCATCCAAAGTTCATTGCATTCCGGGACCTGGACAGTGCCCAAGGGGAACTGGCATGAATACAGTCACTGCTGTGCTGATCGGTGGCCCTGCCGACGGGCGCCGTCTAGCTATCAATCCGAACCTGCGAGAGGTGCGCGTAACTGGGTTACGGGTGAACTACACCAGCCACTTCCAGGCGGACATTGTGGCGACACCTGTAACCATAAACAGCGAGCGCTATCTAGAGGTCTTCGGTGCCGAGGGCGTCCGGGTGTACGCCCACGAATCCATCTCGTATGGCAGTGCCATGCGCGCACTTATTGAAGGCTACCGCCCGGAGATCGTGCAATGAAACAATTCGGCTTTGACCATCCCTGTGGGTGGGTGGCATTCTTCTATCACCCCGAACATCGCTGGCATTGGCCACGCATTGTGCGCGGTAACGGCTGGGTGGTGTTGAATACACGTCGTCTGAACATCGGCTTCGGGTGGCACTGGCCACCAAGGGTACCGGTATGATCCATATTGCCCCGTACGAGAAGCAGGTATGCGGGTTATCCGGGTACCACATCAACACCCTGCACGGTAATCGCTTTTGTGGCGCCTGGTCCGATGGGCGTCTGCAAGTCTACCGCTGGCATGATGGCCAGTATAAAAGCCACCTTGTGCCATGCCGCACCCTGGTGCAGGCCATCAGCATGGCGCACCGTTGGTGCCAGGGATACGACGTATGACACCTTGCCACGATCATGGCCGGACCAAGAGCCTCCGGCCCGAGGGTTACGCTATGGTTGGTTGGCCTGGGAGGCGCAGTCGTTGCACGGCATTGCACCGGCTAGTCTATGTGCATCACAATGGACTGCTGCTGGAGGACATTGCCAACCAGGTAGTACGGCACACCTGCGATAATCCCCGGTGCGTCAACCCAATGCACCTAGTTCTAGGGACGCGAGCAGACAATAACCGGGATCGTGCGGAGCGCGGGCGTAGTGCCAAGAGAGTGCCTAGTCGGCAACGGTTAAACGCAGCCCAATGCGAGGCCATCCGTAATCGCTACGACCCAGCGCGCACCAATGGTAACAAGGCGCCTAACGGCGTGATGCAACTCTCACGGGACTACGGCGTGGACCCTAACGTTATTTACAGCGTACTGCGAGGGACCTATGCGCATTAGAGTTTTGGACCTTGAGACTCAAAATATTGAATACCTAGGCATGGTGGCCTCGCCGCATTGCCCGGACAACTACATCGTAGAAGCTGGTTGGCGCGACGACGTGGATGGCCAGGTAGGGATCGTGCAGAGCCAGCGCTTCAACTCCATGGCGGAGTGGAAGAATGACCTGGAAGCAGGCCACCCCTGGTTCAACCTGGATGGCGTGGATCTCCTCGTGGCACACAACGCCATGTACGAGCTGTCCTGGTTCATCACGCACTATCGTGCCGAGCTGCTGCGCTTCCTCAAGCGTGGTGGACGCGTCATATGCACCGCCTTGGGCGAGTACCTGGTGACGCATCAGCAGGTGACCTATCCTGCATTGGGCGAGGTGGCGATCAAGTACGGCGGTACCGCGAAACTCGACGCTGTGAAGATGCTCTGGGAACAGGGCGTGCTGACCAGCCAGATCGACCCGGCGCTGCTGCACGAGTACCTCTGCGGCGAGGACAGCGCGGGCACCCGTGGCGATATCGGGAACACGGCGCTGTGCCTCTATGGTCAGATGGCGTACATGCAGAAGATGGGTATGTGGCGCATGTTCCTGGAGCGCTGCGAGGGCATGGTCTTCTTCGCCTTCTGTGAAGCGGCGGGGATGCACGTTGACCTGGACGTGGCCCACCGTAACCTGGATGCGCAGACCAAAGAGCTGGCCGAGATCGACGCCAAGATCACCAAGCTGCTGCCTGCACTCCCGGATCATTTTGAGTTCAACTGGGGAAGCGACTTCCACCTGAGTGCCCTGCTGTTTGGCGGTTCGGTGAAGTACCAGACCCGCGTGCCTCGGACCGATGCCGCTGGTGCGGTAATGATGGAGAAGGCAGATTGTTATAAGTTCGGGGAGCGCTACATCCGGTGCGAGGATATCCACGACGAGGAAGGCGCCGACGCCGCCAAAGTAGAGGCGAGTATTCACGCCTTTGGTAACATCGACCGCTACAAGGCGGGCGTGAACAAGGGCAAGCCCAAGGTGCACAAGGTCGAGACGTCCACGCCGCAGACGAAGTGGGAGGACACCACCTTCCGTTTCCCTGGCTTGATCCCGCTCGACAGTATGGCCCCAGCCCTGGCCGAGAAGTTCGCCTACGACCCACAGGCCCGCCGCAATGGCGAGTTCGTGGGTAAGCGCTTCCTGCCCTGCGGTACCCCGGTGTTCAGCACCAGTGGCGATGTGATGGATGCTCTAGCAGTGCACGGCTTCGGCGCAGCCAAGCTGTTGTCACGACGTGCCCAGCTGGAGAAAGATAATGGCACGTACTATATTAGCCACGAGTACGACAAGCACGGGAACATCAAGAAAGTCAAGGGTATGCTCCAGTTTGTGGGGCCGGACAATATCATCCACCACAGCCTGAACGTGACCGCGACTACCACGGGCCGCCTGTCCTCCAGCCGCCCTAACTTGCAGAACCTGCCACGGGGCGACAAGGACGACGACGGCGTGGTGTCCAGCCGCGTGAAGGAGATGTTCACCAGCCGATTCGGTGACGATGGCGTCATCATTGAGGTGGACTACACCGCCCTGGAAGTCGTGATGTTGGCTGCCCTGTCCGGCGATGAGGCGCTGCTCAAGCACTTGATGAACGGCACGGACATGCACTGTCTGCGCCTGGCTGCCAAGCTCAAGCGCCCTTACGAGGAAATCCTGGCGATCTTCAAGGACAAGGCGCACCCAGAGCACACCAGCATCAAGCAGCAGCGGACGGATATCAAGCCGCCAAGCTTCGCTGCACAGTATGGCGCATCTGCTGCCGGCATTGCTTATGCAACCGGTGTGTCCGTCGAGTACGCCGAGGAGTTCCTGGCCACGGAAGCGCGCCTGTTCCCACGGGCCATTGCATTCCGCGATGTCGTGTACCAGGAGGTCGTTAAGACCGGCAACCTGCCCGAGGGCTTACACCGTGAGCAGGATGAAAACGGGAACTGGTCGATCTACAAGCGCGGCTACTACCAGGCCGATGGCGGCACCTGCTACAGCTTCCGGCAGTTCAATAGCTGGAACAAGGAACTGCGCCAGCGTGTCATGGATTACAAGGCCACCCAAATCGCCAACTACTGGTGCCAGGGTGAAGCCGGGTACCTGATGACGCTCTCGGCTGGTCGGGTCATGCGTTGGGCCATCCAGCATCCTGAGTTCCTCAAGAAGTTCTTCGTCGTCAACAACGTGCACGACGCCCTGTACTTGGACTGCCACAAGGACATCGCCAAGGAGGTCGGCCTGATGGTCGCCCGCATCATGGAGGATGCGCCGAAGTATATGTCCCAGTACCTGGGCTACAACATCAGCCATGTCCCGTTCCCCGCTGCTGCGGAGATGGGTCCAAGCATGGCACAGAAGGAGGCCATCGAAGCATGAGGTACATCATCCATGTGTTCTGGCGTGAGGCGGTTGACGATCAACCCTCCTCACGCTGGGAAGACGTGGTGGACTTCCACTACGAGCACGAGGGTAGGGCGCTGGTGTTCTGCACACCGACCGGCGCTAATCACCGTGTGAATGTCAACGCTACCCAACTCATCACCATTATGGAGAAATAAATGAGCGTACTCGCCCGCCTGCAACAACAAGCCGCCGCCGTAGCCGACAAGGGCCTCGACATGTCCCAGGTCAGCAAGGGCGGCGCCGGTCGCCGCCTGCTGCCTGCTGGCCGCGCCTATGCCCGCTTCATCGGTTACCGTGAGTTCGGTAACCACGTCCAGACCTTCAACGGCAAGGCCAAAGCACCGGCCCGCGTAATCCGACTGACCTTCGCCCTGTGGGGCAAAGCCAACCCGCTGGGCGAGAACGTCCAGGACAACTGCTACCACCTGGTGAACGAGGACGGCACCGCGAAGTCGCACGGTACCTTCACCACCTTCGATATCAGCCTGGGCAACAACGAGAAGTCGAAGATCAAGCACGGCTTCGACAAGATGAACTGGTCGAAGAAGCACAAGACCTTCGCCACCATGCTGGGCGAGGCGTTCCTCCTGCCTATCGAGGTCAAGAAGGGCACCAAGGCCGACAGCAAGCCGTACAACCTGATCGACTGGGCGGGCATCCTGCCACCGCTCGATCCGATGACGGCGCAGCCCTACCAGATCCCGGACGTGAAGGACGAGGACTACTTCGCCTTCCTGTGGGACATGCCGACCAAGGAAGACTGGGATGCCATGTTCATCGACGGCACCAACGACAAGGGCCAGTCGAAGAACTTCCTGCAAGCCATGTGCCTCAAGGCGAAGGACTTCCCAGGTTCGGCTCTGGAGACCCTGCTGCTGGAGATCAACGGCGGCGTGCTGCCTGATATGGGGATCGTCGAGACCGACGAGGACCCGGACGGTGACGATGGTGCCCAGGAGGCCCCGCAGGGCACCCAGGCGTCGAGCAACGTCCCACCGGTACCACAAGCCGACCCGAGCGCTGCCGCTGCTGTAGCGGCCTCTGTGGCCGTCCCAGCCGTACCCGCGGACGTACCCTTCGACGGCGGTACGGTACCAGCAACCCCAACCGTGCCGGTGACTCCGGTCGTCGCTGACGTACCAGCGATGCCCAGCATCCCAGGGCTGTAAGTGCGGACCCACTGGCGAGGTCGGGATCTGACGGCTTTACCGCCGCAGTTCCAGGCCCCGGTGGGGCAGCGGACGCTCATCATTGACGGGGACGGCCCGGCCTACCGGGCTGCCTCCACGGTGAAGACGCTCCCCACCGCCATCCGGCGCTTCTGGACCTTGATCCTGGAGCAGCAGTTCCTGGCGAACTGCACGCACTCTCGTATCCACCTGACCCAGCGCGGTTGTCTCAAGGCGCACCGGGGCCTGTACCCAAGCTTCTGGAAGTACCAGGATAGCCGCAAGTCCAAGCCGAAGCCTGCGCTCCTGGAGCCGCTGCGCGAGGCTGTGACGCGAGCCTTCGAGGCTGGGGACCCTGGTATGCCCGAGGAGTTCTGGGTTCACCTACACCCCTTCTGGGAGGCTGACGATGGCATCATTATGGACGGCGTTGCCTTTGGTGATAGCTGTGTGGTGTCGAGCGAAGACAAGGACATGCGCCTTACCTCCGCGCCCTACTTCGAGCGCACCACTGGCCTCGTTGACTACATCGACAACCGGTTCGGCTACATCAAGGAGGGTTACACCGAGGCCGGGAAGCTCAAGGTCATCGGCCACGGAACCAAGTTCTTCTGGGCACAGATGCTCATGGGAGATTCCGCTGACCGCGTGCGTGGACTTGACCGACTCGACGGCA